ATCATTACAGAACGATCATTAAGTTCTGGTGCTTTCTCAATCATACGACGAACGATAGATGGATTAGCACCACCGGTGTCCATAATTGCATCATGCAACTGATTAAAGTAGGTCTGCTTCACTGCTTTGAAACCCGCAATCGCCAATTTAGCATAAGCAACTTCAAAAATAGAACCTGTGACAAACTGTTGTGCAGAGAATATACTAGTGTGTGCCATAATCTTCATATGTTCTGGAATAACTGCTGGATCACCACCGAAGTATTCCACTTCAGGAGATAGAATGTTACCAATGTCAGTATCATCGCCTAAGACAGGATTATACGTAACTTTCTTGATCATAACTTCATATGTTAATGCTTTGATTAGACGTTCAATAGTTTCAATATTGATGCTAGTCTTAATACATACACCACTACCACAACCACGAATCAACTTATTAACTACATTGATAAGTTCAGCATCGTCCACCGAATCGTTCTTCAATAGCGGCACCGGAGTACATAAGAATGTGATCCCTGGTTTCCAATCAACTAGATCATCAATACCATCTAGTCCAGAAACGTGCATAGTATCTACAGACTTAACATCGAATGCTAATTGCATTGCTTGCGCAACCACATTGTCACCGACAACACCAATACGAATCTTCTGTGAATCACCGCCAGATTTTTTATCTGTCGCTTTATCTGCCGCCTGCTTTTCTAACTGTTGCGTCACTACTTCTCCCTTCCCCGCTTGAATCATTTCATACTGTTCTTCGGTCAACTGTTCTGAGTGAATGGTTGCATTCAACTCTTCTGTTCCGTCTACCAATTCACCTTCGCTTATATCACTCATACATTTTTACCTTTCGTTAAATTAATTATTTCTATATGCATATTCAACTGCTCGATCCGCTTCAACTTCTAGCGGTCTACTAGTATACCATTTTCCATTATCATTGTCAAGTTGTCTGCATAAATCTGCAACTTGCTTGGCAGTGATAGGATAACCTCGCTTGATTGCTGTACCTGCTGTTGCAACCATTATTTGATACATCTTGTGATACCACCCACCCTCTGCGATCCCACCGTACTCTATGGCAAGACGCTTCGGAAAGAATGGACAGTCGCGATAATCTGTCCATGAGATGTTTGTTGTTGTCATTGAATTTTTACGATGCTCGATTACTGCTTTCTGCATTTCTTCGGGCAATCTATCTAGGAAAGAATTGCCAGTCTTTGTAACGTATGGATGTTTACTTATAAGAGCATTAGGATCAATGCTATTACCACCAGAATGCTCGAAGAAAAAGTTAGTAGCACCAGGATACACCGCAGGAATATAATACATCCTTGCAAGATCCTTTGTTTGCGGGTCACCGATTTCTCCAATGTCGGTATTGAGGGCGTACCAAAATGACTTGATTTTATCATTTTCGACAGGCGTTTCAATTCTGAAGACAAGACGGAACTTATAATAGTCAGCACGAGAACTAGCAGTACTATAGCACACGAAATCCAGATCGCCAAATCGAGAGATAAGGTCATTCTTTAAAATGTCCAAGTCAGGAGCGAAACTATGCTCATCAACATCAACTGCACACCAACCTCCCCAATATAAAGTATTGACATTGCTACGTGTTGTACCTTCTGCGAAGATAGCGGGACTAATGAGTGCTGATGAGTTTTTACCACCTTTTTCTCCATGCTTAGTTGATAGACCTTTAAGCAGTCCGACGAACTCATCCCAAGTATCAAAAGATGCCTTGCGATGAGTCTTATTGTCGAATGCAGAATTAAATATTGTCAGTTCGTATTTCATAATATGTATTATAACACAATTATTTTAAGGATGCAACCATTATTTTTTAAGTGTTAATAGACCCATTTGATTGGTCTGTGTCTTACCTTTAAACGTCTGGTCATAGTCGAACTCTTTAACTAGTTCATACTTGTCTTGTTTGTACACCGCAGATTTAACTGCCCTTTGATCCCAGTTGTCTATTAGTAGATTAGGAATTGCTAACTCATAAATAACTTCCATGTCATAGAGTGCCGCCTGTTCTGCATGATTGCCATCAACCAGTGCAAAGTCGAAAACGTATTCGTCAATCAACTTATCTTTAACATCCTTTGTTCTACCTGGAACCCAAGTGAATCTATTAATGTATAAGTCGTTGAGTATGCCTACCATATCTCGTCTAATTTGAGGATCAGTGCAATCACCTGGTTTACCAATACGTTCATTGTCAGGAGATACTCCTACAATTCTAGCATTTTTGTAAATGTCTAACTGGTAAGTAGTCGAATGTCCTATGTGAAATCCGATCTCTAATACAGACTTTGGATTATAGTGTTCTTGCACAAACGTAAATGCGTCAAAGACCTGTTGAGTTGGTGGCATATAACCCCAACCAATATCAGGAAATGACAGATGATCTAATTTCATTAAAAGAAGTCCTCTAGTGATGCTCTCGGTTCAGAACTCCATCCAACTGCTGCCAGTATGGGTTCAAGTGGGTCAAGAAAAGTCTTAGAGTACTGCTTATCATAATCAATCTGAGGATTGACACCAATTTCTTTAGGCAAAGAAGTTGGAAATGATATTACATTCTCTCTAATACGATTAGGTAACTTGAGATAGACGAACTTAATCTTCTCGCCATCTTGCACCAGTTCATACTTATCAGTTAGACCTGCTTTCTTAACATAGTGATTATATAGAAGTGCACCACGAACGTGAATTGGTGTACCCTTACTATAAATTCTTTGTCTATCTTTATACTTAGTCAGATCCGAAATGCCTCTGGGAAATGCTACTGCTTCTGCGCCGAGTGAACTGAACTCTGCTTTAAACTTACGGATAAACGCTTGGACATCTTCTTCAGTGCCTTCGATAATAACCTTAAAGACTTCTTTGAACTTGGCACGACACACCTGAGGAGTGCTTGACTTGATCGCTTCGATGCCCATCATCTTGAGTTTGGGTTCGGCGTACTGTACACCCTCATTGTTATGCACATTTAGAATGTAACGCTTCTTCGCCATCCAGATACCGCGATCTGCAATCACCTCTCGTTCCATCACCATGCGATTGATATATGCGCCAGTGTCGTTCGCTAGTTTATCATATGCACCAGCAATAACTTTCTCGAAATGCTCTGAACATATTTTATCAAGAAACTTAACAGGATCAGCAGGAGCGAACTTCGCGATCAGAGATGCCATGTTAATATACACTGAGTCAGTATCAATAGCAATAACATAATCTTTGTCAGACTTGAGGAGATTGTTCATCTCGTCGTTGACTGCTTTCTCTGCGGTCTTGATAGCACGTTGACCAGACATAGTAACACCCTCGGCGATACGCTGATCGAAGTAGCGGAAGTACTTATTAGCAAGCGCACCGTAGAGACTGTTCATCAAAATCTTAATTGCCATCTGCTGATTGTTTAGCGTTGCAATCTCATTCACTAGTTCCTTGGTAGGTTCGATCTCATACTTCTGCTGTGCCGCAAGCATATTCTTTTTGATACTTACACGATCATCATAGAACTTTCGAATCACGTTAGGAATCACGCCCTCTTTATCTTTGCGGAACGAAGCACCGTTAGCGGCAACGGCAGTAGGAATATCTTCGTCGTAACACATAGTCTCGGGCGACATATTGTATTGCACAATGATGTTAGGATAAAGAGACGCGAGGTCAAAAGATGTTACCCAGTCATGTGAACCAACTTGTGGATCTTTAACATAACCACCGACAATACGACCTACATCATGATCGACAGGAGGTTTAGGTGGAATAATAACATTCTTCTTAATCAACTGATTGTAGATGATAGAATCCCAGATAGAAGTTGTGCCGAACGTATCTGTATAGTTTACTTTAGACTGATATGCCATAGTAAGAGCAAGCGAGATTAGACCCATCTTCTCTTCGAATCGGTGAATCAACTCTACGTCTTTAATGTTATAGTCGATGAACTTCTGATGATCCATTTTATAAAGAGTGTGAAGATTACCATACTCTTCGTATGACAGTTTTGCTTCACCAAGTATAGTGTTAGCAACATGATCCAGTTTGTAGGACTCTTGCTCACCGTATGTAAGTTTGCCAAACTTCTTGAATAGATCGAGATAGTCGAGTTGCGAAATGCCTTCGAGATCATAAGACTGGTCAACACCGTACGCAGTTTTAATCTCACGAGCACGAACTATCTTCCATGGAGAGAATGCTTTTGTTGCATCGTCATTGATTACATTACGTACACGATTGACCAAATATGGAATATCGAACATCTTAGAATTCCAACCAGTTACGACATCAGGCGAGTTAGCACCCCACCAGTCCAAGAAAGCACGAAGAAGTGCCTTCTCATCGATCATCTTGAAGTACTCGACATTTAAGTCATTTAATGAAGAGTCGTAATCTTTAAGACCCCACACAACATAGGTATCGCTTTGATTGTTCTTGACACATATAGCAGTAACAGGATGTGCCGCCTCTTGAGGTTTAGGAAAACCTTGATCAGACTGCACCTCAATATCTAGGGAGCATACGTTGATAGTATCGCGATCCCATTTAATATCCTCTTGAGGGTATGCGGTACTAATGAATTGGGTTACAAAGTTAGTTTGACCATGAACGTCGAAGTTCTTCACGCCATCGTATTGCTTAGAGAATTCAGTTGCTTCTTTCATGGAGTCAAACTGCATCGGTTCTACAGGAACACCATAAAGAGTATTGTATTTGCCAGTCGCCTTAGTTGATGTAACAAAAAGAGTAGGTTGATAAGGTACACGTAGTTGTACACGCTCACCGTTTTCGTATCCACGATAAAGTAATTTATTACCGAATCGCGTCACATTAGTATAAAAATTCATAGGTTCTCCATAATATAAGATACCATTATAACACACTTAATCGGGACATGCAAGCGATTTATAATGTAACGAAGTGAAAGTTTGGATGGGTCTTTGAGTTGTAGTATCGTTCTTTTCCTTGGAATCTAGTTCTATCTGTTACTGTGCAACCTTGACTCTCATCTATTAACTGAGTAATAGGACTATCAAGTACCACACTTGGTTTGGTGTGAGCATGAGAAACATTCACTGAAACACCTGTTTTGTTATCCATACCTTTCTTTGGCCAATAAACGTTGTATCGAATGTTGTTGTTTGCTCTACAGTATAAGTCAGTGACAGTATGAAGTATACTCATAGGTCCACGACAATTGTGCTTCTCGTCATTGATTACATGATCACAAAACATCTCTGCGACTTCTGGTATGACAGTATAACACTCAAGAGCAATACCAATATTACAAGTTGGCATCTCTGTGTATTTTAACATAATACGCCTGAACATGTCAACCTCTTCCGGAATTAAATATGCGTCATGTTCCATGATCCATAGACGTTCGCCATTAGCGATTCGTCGCATGAGTCTGAAGGTTGAGTGTATGTGCGCTATCTCTTGAGGTGATCTATCTTTATGTTTTGATAACGTAAGATGTGGGAATAATGTATCTGGTGTGATGCACTGTATTACGTTTATGTTGAATACATCAGATACACTTTCAAAAGACTTGAGGGATAATTCGTTGTACTTAACTGCGAGTGGATTGTTTAGATCAACACCCATATATGCTTCAATCATTACTTCATCCTAAAGAGGTTGGGAGGCATTTCACCTCCCGAGTTTTGTTAGATTAGTGCTGTGATAGATACAAACATTGCGACAGTACACATTGCTCCTACCAACCAAGAACCAACTTTGTCTACTTTAGACATGGTCATTTCTTATTTTCTCCACGAAAATTATACGATTAATTTGCTTAATTGATCTTAATTTTACGTGGACGCTTCTCTGCGGGCAATTCGACCTTTAGATTAACTACAAGGATTCCTTTGTCCAGAGTCGCTCCTACTACTTCTACATACTCAGAAAGTCGAAAAGTTCGTTGAAACTTCTTAGTGGAAATACCTTTGTGAAGGTACTCAACAGGCGCATCCACTTTTTGTTGATTGCCTGCTATGTTCAAAGTTCTTTCGTCCTGCTCGATAACTAAATCATCCATCTCGAAACCCGCGACTGCTATCTCTATCACATAATCGAACTCGTTGATTTTCACAACATTATGTGGAGGGTAAGTGTCCTTAGCATTTCTAGTTACAAAATCTAGTTCGTTAAACAGGTGGTCAAAACCCACAAATGATGCTCGTGGATATAGACTGGGTACTTTGATACTCGTTGCGTTCGTCATAGTGCTTCTCCTTAATTAAAAGCAAGATTAAAATGTAGACCGGACCATCCGCATCTACGCTTCTATTTATATTGAGTTACTTAACTCGATTTAAATAAAACTTGTACAAGTCCACATAGTATTGAAACTGTTTTGGACTGTGATCAGGATTAGGAAGTTGTCCGAAGAGTTCTTCCATCCTGTGAATATGTTGTTCTACTGTCACTTGTTACCTATATTATACTTGGGACATAACTCCCATTCACTCTTTTCTTTGTGCGATATAATCTTGATCTGTCTTAGCGGTGCGCATTCAGCAACCATCTCTTTATCGACAATGCTTACTAAACCCCAATCTGCTAACAACTGAGCAATACTATTTCTTCGTAGTAGATCCATCTCTTCTAAATTAGACTTCTTTCCATCTAGTAGAAACAGTTCTTTGAAGTGAACGATGAAGTACCTGCCTTGTTTGTGTAGTATATGACAAGACTGAAACAGTTTATTTTCTTTGCGAGATGCGACACCCATTCGTGTCAGTGTCTCGCGCACTTTTAAGAAGTCATCGGGTTCTTGAAGAATAACCTCTAACATATCGGACGATGTCCATAATTTAATTCCTTCCACCTTTATAGATCCTTTTTTTAATACTTACTATTTGGTCGGGTGTGAGGAGTTTAAGAGCAGACTTTGCTTTCTCGTTGCTATAACCATAATACTCTTTAACTGCATCCACGTCATCAGATTTGGTCGCTTTATCCCATTTAGAGAACCGCTTCCTCTTTCTAACTATATTTAGCAGAAAATGAAATTGTAGTTTTTTATCAATAGAGTAGTGCTGATTCATAGCATTAGCAACAGCAACCGTGTCAGGGAAGTAAGAAAGGGATCTATTTACCATATATGGAGCATAACCCTTCTCAGTCAGGTCATCTACCATCAGGTCTTTCTTACTTAGATTAATCGCCATCACATAATCAAAAGGGTTCATTGTAGAATACACCTCTTAGCAACTGCTGTATTCTGAAAATGTCCATAGCGATATCGTGTGCAGGATTGTGAGCAATGAAGTCACCATCATTAACGCCCTTGGGTACGAATGAGTTATTGATATTAATACCATGACCAATTGCGATACCTTCGATCATAGTACGTGTGTCACGAACATCGTAGAATCTGTAGGGTTCTGATGCACCCAACAAATTACATATAGATGTAGTGAGAACAGGATCAAACGAATTGCCACGAGTGTACACTAATTGACCCGGTGTCATTGTTGCTCGAAGAAACGCAGGCAGTTCTGTGATTGATGCGTCAGTTGACAGAGGTTTGAGTTGCGACATTGCCGCTTCTCCTTGCTTCTGCCACCATGCGAGTGTATTCTTATCTATAATACGTCCATACTTCTCGACCTGCTCTTTAACATCAAACTTCATTATCTTAGCAAGACCAACTAAGTCCATATAAGAGTATGGTGTATCAGAAAGAAACATATCTTCGTCAACTGTCATTGCCGCCACGTTCACTACAGGAGCAGTATTCAAGTCAGTGCCTAATGTTTCATAATCATATATGTTAATCATTAGATCATCTCCACATTTGCCATTACTTCAGTCATACAAGCAACAATGTTTAACTCATGGTCAGCAACAAATGCCGCCTTGTATTGATAGTCAGCAAGAATTAATACTAACTGCGGAATAGATGACGGATCAACTCTATCATACATCTTGTCATATAGTGAACGGAAGATGGTCGAGGTATCTACATCAACATTATTAACAACCCATGAGCGCATCTTCTTAAAGTCTTTTGCTTTCAGCGCGGCGAACAGTTGATCAACTTCACTATCAGTACTATCGATAGCAATAGAGTCTAGTTGACCACCCATTGAATAACGTTGACATTCATTAATCACTCTTCTCCAATCAGGAGCATGTTTCATAATCATGTTAGCAATCAGTTTATCACTGTACGTAACACCTTCGGTATCAAGAATTGTCTTGAGTCGTTCCATGAACTGACCACACAATTGACCCATGTCTTTCTTAGATGTATTGAATTCATATACACCACAGCGAGAATGGATAGGTTCGATGATACGGTTCTTGAAGTTACAAGTTAAGATGAATCTACAGTTGTCAGCAAACTCTTCGATGAAACCACGTAGTGCGGGTTGAGTTGATTGAGCATTAAGATAATCTGCCTCGTCTAGGATAACAACTTTAACGTCACCGCCAAGAGATACCGAAGATGCAAAGCGTCTAATCTTACCACGAAGTGTATCGATGTTACCATCTTCAGAACAGTTGACCACAATACAATCATAGTCTAGTTCTTTACATAGTGCTTTTGCTACAGTTGTTTTACCAAGACCAGCAGTACCAGTAAAAAGCATATTGGGCATCTCGCCGCCTTCTACGATTTTAAGGAATACGTCTTTTAGTTTTTTAGGAAGGATGGTGTCTTTAATTGTTTGTGGGCGATATTTCTCTACCCATAAAAAGTCTTTGCTCATATATGCCTCATAGTATAGTAAAATGCTTCAATAGTGTATATTATACACCATACGAAACAAAAAGTCAATCATTTAATTTCATAAAGTAAAAATCACCCCAGTTCGGGTTATAAGGTGGTATTTCTGCCGGCGGAATCTCAGAGTATCTTTCAAATTCTCTTGGATGGTTTTCTTTAAACTCTAATAGACTAAAGTCACCAGATTTCCAGAATACATTATTCGAATAATCTGGCGACTTAAAGAACACAAGAGGATCAGATAATGAATACACATACGTATCCATCGCAAAACCTATTACACTATAATCTAATCCATACAGTAAGTCAACTACTTCATTGTGCATATTTGATATTTCAATCTTTAATACTGGATTGTTATTTTTTAATAACTCCTTTGCTCCCAGCAATAAATTATATTCACATCCTTCAACATCAATCTTCATATAAGAAACATTAGAGAAGTCAAATGAGTCTAAGGTTCTAGTAACTACTTTAGAAGAACCTATTCGTTTGCGAGAATCATTATCAATAGGAGGAATAAAATCAAGATGATTTGTTCTCCCAGTTCCCCTGTAAACAACAAGAGATGCCGTAGCATTATCGTCGCTTAACGCAAGTCTATGAGCGGTACAGTTATCATAGTTCTTTAAATTTTCCCTAAGACAAAAATAATCATCACCGGGTTCGAAAGAATGTATTTCTCCGAAGTGTTTTACATATGAAACAGATTCAATGCCAGTACTAGCACCGCAGTCCAAATAAACTTTATCAGGTCCGTAAATATCGCCAAGATTTAATTTATCAAGAACATGTCTCGATCTTCCAAATATATTAGCGATACCCGCATGTCTTCGATCTCTGACAAAATAGGGTTGACCATAAATCTTGTAGATTAGACTTAGCACAAAATTATTCTACCGCTTGCGCCTGAGCATCTTCGACAATCTGAATCAATGCAATACACTGATCACGCAACTGTCCAATAGTTGCTAGTTCTTCACCTTTAAATCCACCTCGGGCAGCAACTGTGTCGATTACTGCTACAGTTGATCGTGTAATACGATTTGCCAGGTCTGTCATTTCTGCATTATTACTCATTACTATTCTCCGTAAGTACTAGATTTTTCGAGGGCGCACCAGTATTCGATGCCATTCTCTTTGTTCACAAAATGTGAGATTAATTTCTTAGAAATACCAACTTCATAATCACCATCAATCATCTTGAGATTAGAGATGTTAAAGATAAAGTTAAACTTCTCTTCAGCAAATACTCCATCAACATCAATAGAATATACGTTTGATGTACGATCATTGTTATCGATCACAGACAATGATACAACACCATCAGATGCGGACACTGACATTTCAGTATGACCAAGAACAGATGCCGCACGTTTGATACTGGATAGAGTGGCACTATCTAGTGTAAACTTAACTTCAGTCTCAGGCATAATGATATCTTTCGAAGGAGTAGTCAGCATATCAATATCAGAATAGAAGTACTTGATACGTGAGCGTCCAGCACTATCTGTTACAAGAACATAAGTGTCTTCGAACTTGAGTCGTGGTGAATCTACCAGAGATAGTACACTTAGGAACTCGCTTAGTTCATAGATACCAAATGTCTGAGGAAACGATACATCTAGTTCAACAGAACTTAGAACGTTCTTTGCTTCTGATACAGTCTTGATTACATTGCCTTCAGTGATCACAATGTTTGGATTGATGGTAGCATAGTTCTTGAGAACTTGCATTGTCTTTTCAGTTAATTCCATAATATATCTCAGTTTGTTTGTTTATGGGTGTATTATAACACAGGTTTCTAGGGAAGTCAAGCGACTTTACTAAAGTTTTTCTCTTTAATGAATTCGATCTTCGAATCAAAGTATTGCTCCAGGATTGCTCCTTTATGACTGATAACAAAGATGCTAGAATCACCATCCATACTATCAATTATCTTAGTCAGGTTATCCACACCATCAGCATCAAGAGATGAATCAAAAGTCTCATCTAGTATCAGCAGATTAGTGGCAACACTGTTCTTCATCTTAGCGATCATACGCCAAGTAAATAGTAACGCCAGATCGATACGTTGCTTCTCGCCCTCTGAGAACGAATCATACGAGAACGAATCACGGTGACGCGAACGAATAGTTTCTTTGAAAGTGTCATCTAGGTCAAACGAGACATAGAAGTCCAGAATCTG